TGCTCGAACACCCAGATGTCATCGTGCAAGCTATTGTGGCTGCGCGGTTAGGTGTTAAGTCTACGCTCGACGAAACCCGTACTACTCGCTTCATCGGGATCGCCGCCCGAGGGACAATGCCAGTTCCCCTACGCTATTACGCTGCTCACACGGGACGGTGGGGTGGTGACGACAAGGTAAACCTTCAAAACCTTCCTCGGGGTAGCGCCATCAAGGCAGCTATCCTTGCCCCCGATGGGCAGATGATGATCGACTCAGACTCGTCACAGATTGAAGCGCGGACGCTGGCGTGGCTGGCTGAGCAGGATGACTTGGTGACTGCGTTTGAGAACGGCGAGGATGTGTACAAGAAGATGGCCTCGGCGATCTACGGTAAGGAAGAGGAAGACATTACTAAAGATGAACGGTTTGTCGGTAAGACTACCATCTTAGGTGCAGGGTACGGCATGGGTGCGGCTAAGTTCCAAGCTCAGCTTAAGACGTTCAAGGTGGAGATGCCACTGGAGGAGACACAGCGCATTATTGCCGTGTACCGAGACAAGTATCCACAGATTACGAAGCTCTGGCGGCAAGCTCACGCGGCATTGGACGCCATCATGCAAGACCAGACGGCACCGCTTGGTAGGGACGGCGTGCTGCACGTCGAGGGTAAGAAGGGTATCCGGTTGCCGAACGGGATGTATATACGCTATCCGAACCTGCGCATGGTAGCAAATGATGACGGAAAGGTAGAGATGGTGTACGATACAAAGAGGGGCAAAACGACTGTACCCAATAGGATATACGGCGGGAAGGTTGTGGAGAACGTATGTCAAGCCCTTGCACGGATCATCATAGGCAAGCAGATGTTGCAGATTGCTAGGAAGTACAAGGTTGTTATGACGGTGCACGATGCGGTTGCTTGCGTAGTACCAGAGGCAGATGTACATACCGCGCAGGAGTACGTCGAGATGTGTATGCGTACCCGCCCCGATTGGGGCATGGAGTTGCCACTTAACTGTGAATCAGGACATGGGAGGAGCTATGGCGAATGCTAAGAAGAAACCTAAACCGCTTAAACCCTTAAACAGATGCGACAACAAATTTGTGCAGTGGATGGTTGCAAATAACCTTGAACTACCGGGGAACTACGCTGTTAACCCTAGCTTATACAAAGACGACCCGCTGTATGCTGCATGGAAGGCCGCATGGAGCAGTGCTTACCCTAGTGGAATAATGAATGGGCAGAAACAAGGGCGGAAACAGATTGAGATGGTGAATACAAAGTACCGTAAGCCGATGTCGTACCTTGAGATGGCAGACTTGTTTGAGGGGTGCAATCATGGGCGCGAGTACGGCCTGAAGATAGAACGATGGCATGGTATTTTCCACGAGGAACATGAAGTATGACAATAGCTTGGTCTTACAGCAGCATCAAAACCTTCGACCAATGCCCGAAGAAATATTACCATTTAAAAATCGCAAAGGATGTGCAGGATGGAGATACTACCGCAACGGTTTACGGCAAGGAGCTACACACGGCGGCTGAAAACTATATCAGGGACGGCACTCCCATACCGCCAAAGTTTAGTTTTATCGCGCCCACACTTGAAGCTCTCAATCGTATTGATGGCAAAAAGTATTGTGAACTCAAACTGGGAGTGGCGAAACGCGAGGGGAAGTACAGTCCGTGCGATTTCTTTGCGAGAGACGTGTGGTGGCGCGGCATTGCCGACTTGGTTATTGTTAACGGAGATACGGCATACCTTGTGGATTACAAAACAAGCAAAAATGCTAAGTACGCAGACACCAAGCAGCTAGACTTATTAGCGGGGGCGTTGTTCTTAAAGTTCCCCGAGGTGGTGTATATCAAATCGGCGTTGCTCTTTGTGGTTAGCAATGAAATGATAAAGAAAGAACACGAAGTACTGTTCAAGATGGCGTACATGAGCACGATGCACCCTGAGTTAATTAGACTTGAAGCAGCAATGAAAAATAATGTATGGAACCCAGTGTCAGGACCGTTGTGCAAGTTCTGCCCTGTTACCGAGTGTGCACACAATAGAAAAGGATGACATGTCTTACTTTGCACCTGACCCCTTGAAAATTGAAAACCCAGAGTTTAAATGCACCGCCCCCAATGAATACGCTTTGGAAGCTGATGTGGCTATAAGCGATTATGGTTCTGGAAGTAAGTTTACTCGGTATAGCACGTTATCATTTCGTACTGACAATATGGGTGGGTATCCGTTCGATATTGCTGTCCGCTTAGGCTCAAGTGACCCAAAGGAGTGGATTACCCAAGACGACGTAACTGCGATCACCATACGATTTCGCGGAGATTACGAAGCAGATATTTTGAGGACGTTTTTACAACACGCAGGAAGTATGGCGACTGTTGTATATGGTCAATATATTAACCGCGACGAGGAGGAAACATAATGCCCTACGTAAACAAACCAAGGCCGTACAAGAAAGAGTACGAACAGCAGCAAGAACGCGGTGAACTGCCAACACGTATGGATAGGCAGCGTGCCCGTAACGAGATGGACAAGAAAGGTATTGACCGCAAGGGCAAGGACATCGACCACGTCGTGCCTCTTAGCAAGGGCGGCACCAATGCACCTAGTAATCTGAAGCTGAAGAAGCCTAGCGAGAACCGTTCGTTCAGCCGCAACGCAGACCACACGGTGAAGAAGAACAAGCCAAGGGCTAAGTAATGCAAATCGTAGACAATAAGATTCTAGTGGTTCGCACACGACGGCCACATCTTGTTACCGACAAGATTAAGAAGAGCAAGGTCGTGAAGGAGTTAGGTGATGGACTGCATGACGTTGCGGTGTTCTGGGGGCTAGACGAGGCACAAGAGTTAGCTAAGCTACGCATCAAGAACGTACCGTCTACGATCACGCGGGACTATGATTGGCCGGGGTTGTTCAAGCCGTTCGCACACCAGCGAGACACAGCGGCGTTTCTGACGTTACGGAAGCGTGCGTTCTGTTTCAACGAGCAAGGCACAGGTAAGACAGCGGCAGTTATCTGGGCAGCAGACTACCTCATGAAGCTAGGTCTTATTCGTCGTGTGCTTATCATCTGCCCACTGTCGATCATGAAGTCCGCATGGCAGAACGACCTGTTCCGTTTCGCAGTACACCGTAGCTGCGACATTGCTTATGGTAAGCGTGAAGTACGCAAGGCAATCATAGAGGGCGACGCTGAGTTCGTTATCATTAACTTCGACGGGCTTGGCATCGTACGTGATGCAATAAAAGAAAACGGCGAGTTCGACTTGATCGTTGCCGACGAAGCGTCAGCGTATAAGAATATGCAAACAGATCGGTGGAAGGCATTACGTGATGTGATGACCCCACAGACTTGGTTGTGGATGCTGACAGGCACACCCGCTGCGCAGTCCCCCGTTGATGCGTACGGCTTAGCTAAACTGATTAACCCTGACGGCATACCAAAGTTCTTTGGGCAGTTCCGCGACAAGGTAATGGAGAAGGTTGGGCAGTTCCGTTGGATACCTAGAATCAACGCCGAGACTACGGTGCATAACGCACTACAGCCAGCGATACGCTTTGAGAAGGCGCAGTGCCTTGACCTGCCAGCAGTGACGCACATCGAACGTGAAGTGCCGTTGACCTCGCAACAGCTCAAGTACTACAACATCTTAAAGCAGGTGATGATTATGCAAGCAGGTGGCGAGGAGGTTACGTCTGTTAACGCAGCCGTTAAGCTTAACAAGCTATTGCAAATCTCTGGCGGCGCTGTGTATTCAGACTCTAAAGAAGTTGTGGAGTTCGATGTCAGCAACCGTTTGAACGTAGTGCAAGAAGTCATTGAGGAGTCAAGCCACAAGGTGCTGGTGTTCGTGCCGTTTACGCACACTATCTCGCTGCTACAGAAACACTTGGAGAAGGCAGGTATCAAGACTGATGTTATCAGCGGGCAGGTTCCAGTTAATCGGCGTAACGATATTATCCAACGCTTTCAAAGTCAGGTTGACCCAAAGGTACTTATCATCCAACCACAAGCAGCATCGCATGGACTTACGCTTACCGCAGCAGACACAATCATATGGTACGCACCTGTGACTAGTGTTGAGACTTATCTGCAAGCTAACGCACGTATTGACAGGCCGGGGCAGAAGAACGTCATGACCATCGTACACATCAGCGGTAGTGAAGTAGAACGTAGGTTGTACAAGATGCTACGTGGCAATATTGCTAACCACAATCGCATCATTGAATTATACAAACAAGAAATCTCAACAAAGTAGTTGACATTGTCAAGAGACAGAGTATATTGAGTACTGAACAGCCCAGCCGGAGGTGGCGCATATAACACCGGCAGTGGGGGGCGTGGTCCTTTAGTTTTTGATTTTCAGCCGCGTTGACCCCACACTTTTTATTTGAAGGAGCTAATATGGATGATCTGTCGGCGAATAAGCTAGTTAAGATTTATTTAAAGATACGAGATGCACGAACGGAGTTGAGTAAGAAGTTTAAAGCAGAAGACGCGTTGCTAGTAGAACAGATGGACTTAGTTGAAAAGCAGTTGCTTGAGGCTTGTAACGAGAACGATGCGAAGAGCATCAACACAGCAGCAGGATTAGTTATGCGTGGTGTATCAACACAGTACATGACGAGCGATTGGGACTCTATGTATAAGTTTATAAAAGACAATGATGCTTTGGGTCTGCTTAAACAATCACTGCACCAATCGAACATGAAACAGTTTTTAGATGAGTACCCAGATAAGTTCCCGCCGGGTATGCTAGTAGACAGTAAATATAAAATAACCGTAAGGAGAAGCAAATGAGCGAAGTCTCAATTTTTAAGAACCGTGAAGTATCCGTAGTTAAGAGTGGCCCTAGCGAACTAACCAAGTCTTTGATGGGTGCAGGTAGCTCGTCATCGCTAAGCCGTATATCCCCACGTAACGGCATCTTCTTCCGTATTGCGAAGGGTGATATTGCGGGTAAGCTGAAAGCACCATTGCGTGCTGTGCTGGTTGGTGTTGCACCTGCTAGAACACAGCGTACGTTCTACATGGAAGCATACGACCCAAGCGCGAAGCCTACGCCGCCTGACTGCTCGTCCAATGACGGCATCAAGCCTGATGCGAATGTTAAGGCACCGCAATCAAAGTCATGCGAGTTGTGCCCACAGAACATCAAGGGCTCAGGTCAAGGTGGCACCCGAGCTTGTGCATTCAAGCGTCGTGTTGCTGTTGTGCTGCCTGATGAAGTTGATACCAATAACCACGGTCACATCTATCAGATCGAAGTTGCGTCGAAGTCTATCTTCGGTAAGGGTTCAGGCCAAGTGTTCCCACTCAATGCCTACATCGACTACATCATCGCTAATGGTGAGAATGTTGACGGCGTTATTACTGAGATTAGCTTTAACGAAGACAACAACAATCAGTCCGTGTTGTTCCGCGCTGTGGATTTTGTGGCTGCGCATCCTGAGTTGCAAGACGTTGTAGCTACAGCAGTTAACTCTCCTGATATTACCAGAGCTATTACGCTAAGCGTAGGCGCTGTGGATAAGGGCGAAGCAGAAGAGTTTGCACCAGCACCGAAAGCAGTTGCGGCGAAAGCCATAGTACATGTTGCTGACGAACCGGACGAGGAAGAAGTTGTGTCCGAGCCAGTTAAGCGTGCTAGCAAGAAGCCTGAAGTGTCTAGCGCACCGAAGAAAAGCCTCGCTGACGTAGTCAGTGCATGGAGCGATGACTCGGAGTAATTATGAGCTTAGGGTATAGCCAGCAATTAGTTGAAGCTAATCGACGTGCCGATAAAACCGTACGGTCACTGGGCGTAGCATTGGGACGTGTGTGCATTAAGGCAAACATCCCGGTCATCACAGTGGCGGACCAGCTTGGGGTTAGTCGGACGACGCTCTACAACTGGTTCGTTGGCACGTCCTTACCGAAGGAGCGTTATCTCCGTGGCATTATTGATTACATGTCACGACTGAAAAAGCACCGATAAGTTTTACCGTGGATGGCAGGTTGGGGGGAGCAATCCCCCCTTTTTTACCCCTATAACTATACAAACACATGGCTAACTTTGATCTGATCGATACGGTGCTGCCCTCACAGGGTTGGTACGCAGTTATTGGCATCAAGAATAAGAGCCCGAAGCAAAAGCTTGTAGAGACTAGAGAAGAATTCGATACTGAGGTTGCCGCGCTGTTAGCGGAAGGACGCGATGTTTATTTTGGTTGCGCTAAGTTTGCAACTGGAGAGAACAGACAACAAGATAATGCTGCTTACTTTAAGGCGGTATGGATCGACATTGACTGCGGGCCTACTAAAGCAGTGCCTAACCCCAAGACCGGCAAGATTGACGGTTACATCGATCAAGCAACAGGACTGCAAGAACTGCAACGGTTTTGCAAGACCGTAGGACTGCCCAAACCTACGATTGTTAACTCAGGGCGTGGATGGCACGTATATTGGCACTTAACAGAAGTAATTAATCGTGAGCAGTGGAACCCTTTGTCGCAGCGGCTTAAAGAGCTATGCGATATCCACGGGCTTATCGTAGACCCTAGTGTGTTCGAGGCTGCGCGAGTACTGCGCGTGCCGGGTACATTAAATTTTAAAGACGACCCAGCTAATCCAGTTGAGGTTGTAGCATCCAGCGGGTTTATCGACTACGCTGAGTTGAAGCAAACTATTGGTGCATCCGAGGCGAAGCAGTTTACCCCCCGCCGTGTTGCACCGCGTAGCGCACTCACAATGTCGCTAATGAAGAACAAGGTCGCTAAGTTTAAGACGATCATGTTAAAGAGCGCCGAAGGTAACGGCTGCAATCAGCTTGTCCACGTGTTCCAAAACCAAGAAACAGTAAGCTATGACTTATGGCGTTCAGCCTTATCCATCGCGGCGTTTTGCGAAGAGGGTGCGGTAGCAGCACATAAGATATCTGCGAAGTACCCCGGCTACGACCCGTACGAAGTTGAAGCAAAGGTGCATGACCTACAGCGTAACGGTGGGCCACATTACTGCACGACGTTTGAGAAGCTGAACCCCGGCGGTTGCGATGGCTGTGCACTCAAGGGTAAAGGCACTACGCCTATTACGCTAGGCCAAGAGGTTGCGCGTGATGTACCGACCGAAGCGGGCTACCTTGTCGAAGTTGAATCCGTAGACGAGGAAGAGCCGCCAGTTGCCCTAGTGATTCCGCCTTTCCCATTTCCGTACTTTCGGGGCAAGACAGGTGGCATCTACCGGCAAGCTAAGGACGACGAAGATGAAGACTTGCTTATCTACGAGCACGACTTGTATGTAGTTAAGCGTATGGAAGACCCCGAGCTAGGTGAAATTGCGCTGATGCGTTTGCACATGCCGCGTGATGGGGTTAAAGAGTTTTCGGCGCAGCTAGATCAGATCATCGTTAAGGAAGAGCTACGTAAGATTCTGGCGCGAAGGGGTGTTGCTGCGTACCCGAAACAAATGGAGAACCTTGCTGGCTTTGTACTAGCAAGTATTAAAGAGATGCAATACACAAGAAAGGCGGAGCTTATGAGAACTCAATTTGGTTGGACAGATAACGATAGCAAGTTCATTGTTGGGGATAGGGAGATTACGGCAGATGGTGTGTTCTACAGCCCCCCATCGAACCATACAAAGAGCATTGCTCAGCACATGACAGCAGTAGGTACAATAGAGAAGTGGAAAGAAGTATTCAATATGTACAACCGCCCCGGACTAGAGCCAAACGCATTTGCTGCGCTGACAGGCTTTGGTGCCCCATTGTTAAAATTTATGGGTTTGAACGGAGCGATTATAAATGTGATTTTTAAGAAGTCAGGCAGTGGTAAGTCTACGACGTTGTACGTGGCGAACAGTGTCTGGGGTCACCCTGAGCGATTGGTTGCTATTCCGAAAGATACTATGAACGCACGTATGCACAGACTTGGCGTGATGAACAATTTGCCGTTTACGATGGACGAGATTACCAACATGAAACCCGAGGACTTCTCGGACATGGCCTACGCAATGTCGCAGGGGCGTGGTAAAGATCGGCAGAAGTCACAGGCCAATGAGCTACGGCTTAACCTGACCTCATGGCAGAACTTGTCACTTGCTAGTTCCAACGCTAGCTTCTACGAGAAGCTGGGTTCGCTGAAGGACACACCGGACGGTGAGCGTATGCGCTTTATCGAGTACGAGATTGGTTACTCGGATGCGATCTCCACGGCTGAAGGCAAGCGAATGTTCGACCATCAGCTACGCGAAAACTACGGGCACGCTGGGGATATTTATGCAGAGTATCTTGTCTGTAATCGGGATGAGGTTGTACACACATTGTTGTCACTACAGGCAAAGATTGATAAAGAGTTACGGCTTACCCAGCGGGAGCGATTCTGGTCTGCTATCGTTGCGTGTAACCTACTAGGTGGATTGATTGCTAAGGACTTGGGGCTGATCGACTACGACATGGCTGCTGTTTATAAATGGGCAACGAAGATGATTCGTGAAGTCCGTGAGGATAGCGCCGCACCAATTGACGACGCATCGAACATCGTCGGTGACTTTATCAACCGGAACATGCGCAACATTCTGGTTATTAACGGTGACGTAGACATGCGCACCAAGCTGCCAGCGGCACCACAGCAAGAGCCGTACGGAGATTTAGTTATCCGTTACGAGCCTGATACCAAGAAGATGTTTATCGTGGCTAAGCGTTTCCGTACCGACTGCGTGGAACGGCAGGTCAATTACAAAGACGTAATGAAGCAGTTGTCCGATAAGGGGGTCTTCGTGGGTAGTGGGGCTAAGCGTATTACGACCGGCACCAAGATCAAAGGGCCTCCAGTTCAGGTGCTGGAGTTTAACTGCAATACGCCTGAGTTCATTAGCTTAGACGATTACATTGCGCCGGAGAAAGCAGATGCGGATCGAGGGAGTAGCGTACAGGGTTAATTGGCGAGGGTTCAAACGGGGCACATCATTTTTTGTCCCGTGCCTTAATCACATCGTTGCCGTTGATGCAATACAGCGCATTACACGGCGGCACAAGTTTGAAGTTGTTACCAAAGTTGTAATCGAAGATAGCATTAGGGGTGTACGCGTGTGGAGACTGTGATATATACTTATCTCGACGGGATTCTTTGCCCCGTCATTCTCCTTCGCTGTATTTACCCCCGGTCGCCCGGGGGTTTTTTTACTCCTTCTTCATCTTCTCTATACGGTTTACAACATCCCTTGCATAAGCAGATGTCCGCTTACCATTACCGTCCGCATAGTCTTGCTTCCACGCATTGCCCTTACCCTTGTTGACATTACCTTCACCGGAGAAGTAAGCAGTAGCAATACGCGCCGGATCATCCCCATACTTACTAGCTATGTCTTTAATGTAACGCACACCTACACGCATGTTGTCCGCAGGGTCGTTAATGCGCTCGCCTTCCTTCGCATACATCTTGAATGTGCTTGGGATAATCTGCATAGGGCCACGTGCGTTATCAACACTAGTCCGCGTATCCTTACCGCCTGACGACTCTTGATTAAAGATCGCAGTAATAACAGGAGTTAGATGCGCAGCGCCTTCCTCTTCAATAGCGTTGCTAAGCCTAAACTCTGACACCTTCGCAGGTGGCGGCGAGTCTACTGCGGGGTCTATAGGCTTAAACTCCATTTTAGGTTCCGGCTTCGGTTCTGACTTAGGTGTAGATTTAACCCCTGCTCCCGCTTCTTCTTCCAACAAACGCAAGCCACGTTCCCGCACATCCTCAATATCCCGATATGGCCGCTCAACATACAACCCACGTTCAGACTGACGACGACGTTTCTCTCTTGCTTCTAAGGCACGCTGAATATCTTCCGAAGTAATCTTCGATTCGGAATGAGGGAACCTGTCGTTAAAGTTATCAATCTTATCCCGCACCTTGTCGAATTGTTCGTCGTTGTCGTACACCGCAGCATGGTCTAGCTGGTTAATAAGATTCTTACGCATATCTTTAATCTTCGTAAGCTGCTGGTTGATGTAGAACCGATCCGACGCTTCTTGTGCAAGTCCTGTGGTTTTAAACCCAAGGCGTTGCATCATTAACTGCGATTCAGTAAACTCATCCGCTTCTTTTATAACGTCACCGCTAGGTGTACGCGCACCTTCTTCTGCATACCGACTAGCCGTAATAGACCCACGGAAGAAAGCAGGGGAAAGTTTCTCCGCACCTTTCTTGTAATCACCTTTTATGATGTCATCAATGCCCGAAGCGGCAACACTCCACGCACCCACTGCGGGGCCAAGATGCGACAATATAAAGTCTTGGTATGCGTTCTTCCACCCAGCGGATTCTTTCCCGTTTTTCAGCCAAAAATCCATTGAGATACCAGTAGCAAAGTCGTAGCCGGACGCTGCATTGAGTACGCCAGACGCAGTAATCTCACTAAGTTTCATCCCTGCAAACTTAGCTTCCCCAAAGAAGTCAGGTAGGTATATGTTTTCAAACCACTTCTTAACACTCATCTCCTCCAAGACTTCTTCTTCGTCGTCATCTTTCATCAGGTTTTTAATACCCTGCGCCACACCCATAATCACGCTATAAAACGGCAACCCTGTTACGCCCGCCATCAACCCCGTAATACCCAACGTACCAAAAAACGCACGTGCCGAAGCACGACGGGTCATACCATCCATAGGCTTAATCATTTGCGCAAAGTTACGCGCTAAGTAAACAGTGGCAAACAACGGGAACTTCAAAAACTGCGTAACTACTCGCGCTGGCGCTGAGCGCATTGTGCGTGGTGTATTCCATGTGGAGTAATCGAACAACGACTCGTTCGTTATGTCTACTGCGGAGTTGATTGCCTCATCAAATGATTTACCCGCCTTACGAGCTAAACGGAACGCCGTCATAAACGCAACTTCTTTGGACAACCGTTCAGCGTTATGAAACAAGAACCCCATCGCCTGTACAGCGTTTGCCGTGTACGGGTTGTAATCTGCCGAAGGCTGGCCTTTACGTAGGAACAGATCGTTGGTCTGGGTGTTGGTACTAATTCCACGATCAATCATTTCTTGTGCAGCACGACGTAGTTCAGGGTTGTTGCGCACTTCCGCAGATGCCGCAAGAGATGGCAAAGTTAGTTTTGTATTCCCTTGACGATCTACTTTAGTCATACCAATTTGCTGATGGGCGGCAGTCATAAACCGCGTCATCTCTGCACCGACTGCACCCCAACCATAGTACTTAGCTAGCGTAGGCGCAGTAAAGTTAGCCAAGCTGAACATCTGGTTGGCAGCGGACTTAGCGGATGTGAGCAGCCATACAAATGCAAACTTGTTAGAAAAACGGGCAAACTTATCTCCGAAGGTATCGGTAATGTCTGGGCTTACTTCTGCCTTAGCACGTATACGAATCTCATCAACCAACATACCAAGTTTAGCTTTGTCGGGGTTACCCTTAAGCGACTCGTCTGCGGCGTCTACCCCATTCATAATGTCAGGGCCGTACTTGATACGCGCAAGTTGATTTGCAAACCGTGTACCGGAATTAATAAAATTACGCAACGCATCGCCGCTAAAACCCGCAGTACCCTTACGTGTGATGAACTGTTTGCGGAAGCTAGCTTCTGGCAATGTTGCTAGGTGTAACTGGAATATCTCATTTTTAATATCACCACGAGTTTGATCGGTAAGGTTAGTGGTGCTGTCAACGAGCGAGAACAAGTTCTTCAGGATTGGGCTAGACGCCATCGCTTTATCGCGTAGCTTGTCCAGACTGTTACCAACATCGGCATCCATATCCGTAATCATCTGCTCAAACGTACGCTTGTCGCCTGACGCATTAAGTTCTTTAACCCGTGCTTCCACGTAAGCATCACGTAAGCCAGCGGTTTCAAACATCTGGAACTCGGCGTTCTTACCCTTACCAAAGCTTACGTAGTAATCACCGTAACGCATCAACGGGAAGTACGGAGAGACTTTAGCCCCTGCTTCATAGGTTGCACGAACAGCAGCGGCGAGCTTACCTTTGTCCGAAGTAGGATCATCAACGCTACCCTCAGCAGAGGACATCTCAACCCGCTTGTTCAGCAGTCCACGATACAAGTCGTAGTTGTTCTTGTAGAAGTCACGGACAGATGTGTAGACTTTCTTAGCCTCCGGCGTCAACGCTTTCCACATCGCATTGAGTTTGTCGTTGGACTTGTTAGTTGCAGGGTCTACTTGGATGTCTGTTGCCATATGCATGACATCGGCTAGCTTACTACTTTCTTCTGCCCCCAACTTAATCCAAGGCGTAGCTATCTCTTGCACTACGTTTAACTTCTTGGTGCGGAACTGTGCAATTTTTTGCACACCAGCATTTACATCTTTTAACCCGCCAATACCCATGTCGGTGCCGGTGGATATTAAGACCTCCGTTGGCATATTAGCTAGATAGGCTTTATACGCAGGGGTAGCCATGTTGCGGTAGTTCAGCTTGAGGTAGTCGCCCCACAGCTTAGGGTCACGTGCAACATTTGCCAATGAGCTTAACTGCTCCACAGTTTCCGAAGCTGTCTTGGTTTTTGCCAGCTTATCCAAAGCGCGATACGTCTCCTTCTCTTGGTTCTTCGCGGCGCTGACTAAGGATTGATTCTCCTTGATAAGCATCTGCGCAACGGCAGCGGAGCTAGGGGTAGGTGCGACACTAATATCTTGCGCGATAAGGATCAAATCCTTCATGCCTGAACGCAGCTTAGGGTTAATCCGCAACAGCTTCATTATGATTTCAACGAACAACGTAAAGCCAGAAGACTTAGCGTTGGTGCCCGGCACGTCGTTAGTTAAGAACGACTGCATCGCAGGTGAGGTCATGCCATAGGCATAAAACTCTTTGACATTCGTAAACGCGCCGCCGAAGTCTAGGCTCTTTAACTCAGGCGTAAGTTCCCCTGCTGCCTCTCTAGCGTCGTATACTTCTTTGGCGCGTTCCATCAAGTCGGTCAACTGCGCAACTGCATCTGCTAAGTTAGGGTCAACCTTCTCCCCATACTTTTCTGCAAGTAATGCGTAATTGATCTTCTGATTGCCAGCGGCGTGGAAGGCTTCATGCAGTACAGTTCCCGCGTTATTCCCGCGTTCTCCCTCGCCATAGCTGTCGCCCCTTACGTATACGGTAGCCGAACCATCAGGGTGCAACACATATAAACCACGTGCACCTTTATCTAGCGCACGCTTAGCTTGCGAGGCGCGGTCCCCTTTTTGTACGACTACAAAAGCAACGTCCCTAATTCCACCAATATTAATTTTGTCTAGCAAATGCGCTGCAAGTTGCTGCTCTGCGTCGTTACCCGTCCGGATAATATGGGCTAAGGCATCTTGCAAGTTGTCGAACTTATCGTAGGCTGGGTCTGCAACACGGCTTATTGCGCCGCGAGATTCACTCTCTTCGGCAGGTGGTTCTTCTGTCGCTTTTATAGCAGCGTCGATTTGCTTCTCAGTCAACCCTTCAGCTTTGAGCGTATCCCGAACAGTAACGGTAGGGATTTCTTTTTCTACCGGAGGATTTAAGTACTCTTCGTATTCTTCTTCGGTCATCGAAGTAGCTGCGCGAAGATCGGCAGTAGGGGCCCAATACATACCAGCGGGGAGTTCTCTTTCTGCTACCCCAGCTTTAGGTCTGCCTCTTGCCGGAGCCGTTTCACCTTTGCGGAACCGTTCTAGCTGGCGTGGAGTCAGCGTAGTAGGAGGCTTTGTTGGGAGCTTAGATAGTTCTGCACCTTCGTGTAAAGCTTTAGCGCGTGCGACTTCAGCAGGTTTTAACCCACGGATATAGGACTTAGCTGCAATGTAGCCTGCCTGTGGGCTCTTCACTAACGACAGCTTGTATAACTCTTTGCGTAGCTTCTCAAGATTCTGTATCCGTACTGCTTCAGCGTAGTCGTATTCCTGTTCTGTTGGGTACGCCCCTGTGCGCCCTTTTTGTTTTTGTTCCTGTGATCCGTCTTGTTCGGCTTCCGGTATTGGGGTATATTTTTCAGCCGCAGTAACAAGCGCCGTCACATCGCGGTTAAACTTATTAATTGCACCGGTCTGAGCTTTACGATCTTCTGGGGTCTTGGCAGTTTCAGACTTAGGTCGTCCAGCACCGGGTGCACGTTGCCGTGCCGTTCCCGCTTTAGTCATTGCAGCTTCTGATGCCTTGACTTGCGCAATCGCTGGTGGCTCTACTTCAAGTTCTTCACGCCGTGCAGCTTCTAGCTCAAGCGGAGCGGGTTCAGTTACTGCGGGTGCGGGTGCTTCTTGTCTTTCTTCTTTTGTTTCGACGGCTTGAGGGGTTTTAGCGACACTAGGTTTCTCCTGTTGTTTAGCGCGATTGACCTTGCCGGGTTGACTCATTTTGCGGTTGCCACTCGCATCTGTGTAAGGCGAAGGCAAGAGAATCGAGCCAGTAGCATCTAAATCAAGTACTTCTCTTTTACCGGTTTCTGGATTACCTTCTTGCGGTAAAAAGCCAATTATTTCACCAGTTTTATTTCGGATGACATCATCAACCGTCCACATATCCCCCACGTCGTTTTCAAGAACGTCGCCGGGTTGTAAGTCTCCCAGTTGACGGCGAACTTCGGTAATATATTCTGCACGGGTAGTGGGGGCAGCGGCTCTAGGCTGCACAGGTTTAGCGCCGAACGGATGCCCGCGTTCAGCAAGGTCATTAAATCGCTCGAACACAGATTCGGTATGCTCATCAGGCGGCAAGCCTTCAGCAAGTTTGTTCTGCATCCACTGCTCACCCACAGCCCAGCCCACATCGGCATAAGGATCACGGTTAAGCGCAGTTTGAATCTGCCCAGCTACTTGATCAACTGCTGTTATTGCAGCAGGCTTAGGCTCTTCTCGTACATCAAAACGTCCAGCCAGTGACTCAGCAGAAGCCAATCCTCGATCAATAGCTGATGAAACTCCTCCGGGGGCTCCTTCTGTTCCGCTAGGCACTTCATAGCCGTACTGATCTGCGATAGGCTCAGTGACGTAAGATGGTGGCTCGGGAATAACATCGGATGCCTCCGCTTGTAGTTGTGCGCGTTCTGCTGCGCCTGTGGTATCGGCAGCGGCTACTTGTTGCATAGTCGCACGACGCTCATCAGCAATGGTCTGTGCAGCTAACATCTCCGCATCGTCAGCCATTTCACCTTGAGCTTCAAACGCATCGGCAAGCTGTCTAAAACGTACCTCTTCTGGTACGGCTGGTGGTGGCGCAACTGCTTCGGGCACAGGAGGCTCGACTTCAATCTCTGGCGTCCGTGCCGCTATCAGCGCGGCTAAAGGGTCTGCCGGTGCAGGAGGTTCCGCTTCAAGGTCTACATTACGCGCAGCTTCCAACGCGGCCAAAGGACCAGACGGCACGATTGCTTCTGGTGGGGTTTCTACCAATACAGCAGTTGTAGGATCAAACGTAGGTTCTATGCGTGTAGATTTAGCAGGAGCAGGAATATCGCCTTTTAATACGGGCTCAATTCTCCCCTTATTAGGCGTGCTAATCTTTTCTAGTATGCCTTCCGCTCCGGGAATTGCTGGTTTCTCCCCCCGCAAACGCGATATAGCTTTTGAACCCCCAAGCATAAGCCCGCTTTGCATCAGAGTTTGGACAGTTGTGTCCTTCATCTGGTCAAGATAATCCGCAAACGAAGCGTTCTTATTCAACCCTATGTTTGATAAGTCTGTTGCAAACTGGCCCGTCGTTGTAACGTATTCACCACCTAGTTCTTTAAGTGAGTTTTGCAAAAACGAAGGTAGGTCCGCTGTTTTTACGCCTTTAGCTAAGCGTTTAATATTGTCTAACGCAAAATCTAAACCAAATTTTTCCCCCACAACTTCAAATGTTGCAAACAAAGCAGCGCGATGTGCGGCATCTAAGCCTGATAAGCCTTTGTTTTGCCCCTCAATATATTCTTGCCCGAACGAACTAACAAACATCGCCCCCAATGTTAAAGGCGCTGAACCCGTTACTGCCCCACCGACTAGCGCCGGAAGCTGCTGCGCGATGGAATTAGCTGCACCTTCAAACATACGTGCAACATAATTAGGGTTTTCCCCCATAGACTTAATGGCGTTACTCGATTCTGCGGCACGTTTTTTAAACCCCGCTGCGTAATCTTCTGCGCCTACTAAGTCTGCTATTGCAGCATTAACCCCTAATCCACCTTGTTTCCACCCTTCATAACCACTACGTATTCCACGAATGGCAGGGTTTGCGTCTTTATATTGTTTATACAGTTCAAAATCAAAATCAGTTTTTTCAGCCATGCCTTGTTGCTGCATGTATTTAATTTCATTACCGGGGTCAACTCCCGCAGAGGCTGTTTCAATAGCAGCAGCTTCAGCAAACTTGGGTTTTTCTCCTTTTGCTATAAGTTGTAATCGCCGCGCTTCTGCTCGTGGGTCTGCGCGTTCTAGTAAGCTACTTTCTTTCCCCGCACGTTTTTGTGCCGCGTCCATGCGTTTTGATTCTACATCCCGGGACTTAATAATATCTTTATACCAACCGGGAAAGCGTGGATCGAGTAGCATTGCCTCGCGTTCTTGAGGGGACGCTGCGTCGTATTTACCCGTAATTGCTTTGTAAACTTCAGGCCGCACAGGCGTACTTTTAGGTGGACCACCAGTTACCCCTGCATCTGCCATGACACTAGTATTAAATTTTGGCGCAAGCTCTCGCTCAAAAGGGTCACCCCGCCCAAGGGAAAACTCACCGCTGGAACGAATCGTAGCGTCCCTAGCAGGTTTTGGTTCCGCTTTAACAACGGACTTTGGTTCCGGCTTTGGTTCCGGCTTAGGTTCCGGCTTAGGTTCCGGCTTAGGTTCCGCTTTAACAACGGGCTTTGGCTCAGGCTTTGGCTCAGGCTTTGGCTCAGGCTTTACTTTTGGTTCTTCTACCAATACAGCAGTTGTAGGGTCAAAAGAAAATGAAGCAGGTGCTTCAACCAGCCTTGCTGTAGTTGGGTCAAAGGCCATAGTTATTTAACGTCTTCCCATAAAGAGTCACGATTGCCTGTGTATTTTGCTTTCTTCCCACTAGCATCTTGGTATATTTTACCGACTTCATATTCAGCAGGCTTAGCATCGGCAGCAGGAGCGGCAGCAGGAGCAGCAGGTTTAGCATCGGTAGATTTATTAGCATCAAACCGTGTTGTTACTGCGTCCCTAATCTTTTTCTCTGCGGCCCTAGTTGCGCTACCTTCATCGCCGGGGTTTTTCCCTGCGTTTTTATCCGCAGCCCTAGCGGCTTTAAGCGCGTCACGGCTAGATTTTGTATCCATTTCCGTTACAACGGCAGCGTCAATCTTAGCCTGTTTACCTGCTTCTGCCGTAGTTGTAGCCGCACCTGCTTGTGCGAAACGGGCCTCTGCAAGAGTTTTAGCCTCTAGATACTTCTCTAGGGCGGCGCGTCTAGTTATATCGTTGTCCGTTGCGCCCCCTTGAACCATAGCTTTACGCATGATTTCAACACCCGCAGCTTGATCCGTAGGTTTGTTAACCTCTATCATTTTTATTGCCATATCCACCTTAGCTTTGATTGCTGCGGCTGTTTTAGCGTTTACAGCTTCTTGCATCATCTTACGGTAGTTAGCATCTGCTTGAGCGCCTTCACGTACCGCCGCAGCTTTCTGACCAAATTCAGTTGATGCACGCGCACCTTGTAGATCAGCTAGTTTATTAGTTAGGCTGAACAGAACCTCGCCCGCCCTAATTTGCTCGGCTTGCGCATCTTTAAAACTACCACTCTTCTCAAGGTAGATTGACTTGTTCAGATCAGTGATGACGCCATCTGCTTCAGCAAGCAAGCGTTTGCGTTCTTTCTTGTCCAAGTTTGTATTAGCGATGTACTCTCTACCTGCCTTAGCAGCAGCAACCATTGTAGGGCCGGGGGTTGAACCCCACGTCATCAGAAACTCAGTAAAGCGGTTCATTGCTTCTTCTTTAGCTTCCCCTTGGAGGTCAGTCTTCCGCTTCTCTTGTTTGTCGATTGCGTCTTGCAGGAACTGTGGGTCGATGCCAAACTTTTTCTTTAACGCGTTTTGTTCTTGCAGGCGTTGTTCTAAAGTCTTATTAGCTTCTGCTTCGCGGGCACCTAATTGCCCTGTTAATTTTGTTTCTGCGTCAGTAGCTTTTAACTCTGGTATTACTGCAATACCACCCGGCGTAACAGCAGGAGGAACGGCAACAGGAGGAGCTTCGACAACGGCGGCAGGAGCAGCGACATCAGCAGGAGGAACGGCAACAGGAGAAGCTTCACCCCTTAATTTGTCTTTATACCCAGCAAGGATACCCTCTAGCTGGCGGTCCCCGCTTACAGCTTCTTCACTACCTTCTTTAAACGCAATGATGCCGCCGCCAGCCATACTGTTGCTACGTGCTTGCTTTCTAAAGTCTGCTTCTGCTTTCAGGTAATTCTTAGTCTCGTTGTCGGTTGCAGCGTCACTGAGCTTCTGCCCAATCTGCTGGTCACCCATCTTCTTAGCGATGTACGGCATCTCTTCAGGATCAACCCCTGTGGCAATACCACCAGCCGCCATCGACTTAAATCTTCCGTTTTTAACTTCGCCGCCTTTAGCCCCTAAAAACTGTTTAGCTTGGTTAGCTATCTGCATCCCCGTACCCGCAGCGCCAGCGAACTGTGAAGCTATTGAAGGCTGTGCAGCATAGGAACTTGTTGTACTAGCTTGCATAGGCAGACCGCGCAGCATGTTTGACATCACGCCCAACTGCATCAGTGGGTACTGCTGTTGCGTCGCATAGTTTTGCATCGCTTGGTTGATACGAGCTTGTTCCAGTTGCTGCTGCTGAGCACCGGCTTGGCTTTGCGCCCCAAGAAGCCCCATCTGCTGACCGTACTGTTGTTGCCCCAGTGCACCTAACTGCCCAGCCATAGACCCAGCTTGCTGAACACCTTGCATTTTACGTTGCTGCTCGGCGTTGAACTGCGCTTGGGCTTGCTGATACGCAGCTTGTGAACCCTGTGCTTGGATGTCACCCTTTTGTTGAGCCAAATTCCGCGCAGCTTGCGCATCCATAATTGCGTGACGGGAACCACCAAACGCCCCTGCGCCCACAGCTTGCGCACCACGCTGAGTAGAAGCAATGTCGGCTTGGGTTTGAGCTTCGCGTTTCTGGATGTCTACGACGTTCTGCATATACGGCGACATATAACTAGCCGCAGTGCTTTGACCGCCAAGGCTTGTTGCAGGATCATTAAAAGAAGAAGACCCAGCGCCTAAAGACCGCCCCGCAAGGTCCGCCGACATCTGACTAGCAGCTTCAGTTTGCCCCGGTAATCGCATATTAGCCATACCACTTAGGGCTTGTTGCTGTAACGGCGAGAAACCAGCTACCGCTGTCTTGGCTTGTTCTTGTGCAGTATTAAGGATGTTACCTTGGTCGTCTACCGCCGCGCCGTAGGGAGCGAAAGGACGGAAGCCAGTTACTTGTCCGTCTTTAGTATTAAATAATTGCTGTTGCGTAGCCCCAAGCATCGTTTCTGCGTAGGGTTGCAGATACTCAGGGATGTTAGACGTGTAGCTCGTATTAGTGCCACCACCACCGCCGGGGTAAAGGCGTACACCATCAGAGCTATAGCCATTGAACTTATTGCGTATCAGCATATTTTTACCCCTACGATTCGATATTTTTCTTCAAGGCCGTACCTAGTCCACAACCGCGCAATAGCTTCACGTGCTGCGCCTTCTAAGTACGTTGCCCCGAAATTGTTAAGCAACTGTTTAAACTGTGCAAATGTTTCTTTACTTGATATTAACTTGCCACCCATCGCAACAACAAACGCTACACGATCCGAGGGGCGGTTAAAAAAGTTAATTACTGTTGCCCCCTGCACACCATCTTCGTCTACTGCAACTATCAGCATCCACTGCCCTGTAGCTACATAGACCTTAACTTGGTCCAGTGTGTAATCAGTTTGGTAGCCCAAGGCGCTCTGTAAATGCGCCTCCACTAAGGGCCATGTTTGATTAACAAACTCTGTAGCTACATGTTGTATTTTCATTTAGGCATAAGTTTGCGTGGGTTAACTTGTTTACCTTGTTTTGAGTTACCAGTACGTGCCTTGCGGATACGGCTCATCATAGCGTAAAGTTGCTTGGCACCGGCTTCTGTAGAGCCATTACCCAAGTGCGATACCACGTCCGCAGGGATAACAAACTCACCGTCAGCCAACCGAGCAGGTTGTCGTTTACCGATCATCGCAGGGATGTGGTCACTCATGCCATCGCCCGGACCTTTGAGTAAGTGCCCACCGTCAGAATAACCGCCCAGATTCTGTGTAATACCGCCTTGCGCCATAGTAGCGAGGTTGGTGCCAGTTTTAGGCATCTCAGCAACGGGCACTTTATACTTCTTGCCTACCTTAGCCAGACGCACCTGCGCAGCCGAGTACGGGTCAAGCAAACGCGTATCCAAGTCGTCATCGGTATTAATGCCCATCTCGTTCATGCGTTTTTGGTACGCAACCAAATCGTCTATATCAGCTTGGGTTTGCTGATCCGTTTTAATTCCTTGTAACTTGGCGTACTTAGCTTGCAAAGCAGAGTCTTTATCTTCCGCACTGCCACCCGCTGCCATACCTGTTTCGCCCTTTTTTGCCATCGCCATGTACTGCCCGGGAGTTGTTGGCTTGTTGGCTTCAAACACGGCGCTAGACCTAACTACGTCATCGTATGTAGGAGTGCCCCCAAGTTGATTTTGGATAGCAGCATAGGATAATTTATCCGGTATAGCCATACCCGGCACTGACGTAATTGGATTCTTTGTATAGTCTTCGTACTCTGGTTTATAAATTGTGCGCTCCATTGTGCGGAACGGCACTTCTTCTTTGTACTCTTGTGACTTCTTCAGGAAATCTTCAAACGCACCAGCAGAGTAGTTTTGCCCCAAATAACCAGATGCGCCACTAGGATCAACATTACGTTGAAGAACCTTTCTATATGCCGATTGGATTTCATCAGGGTCTAGCGTTTGTTTCTTATACTCTTCAGACCCCATCAAATAATCGGAGACTTGTTGTGCAGTATATTTTGAAGGGTCATATGTTTTGATGCCCGATTCATCCGCGTTACGATCTAAGTATTTACGGTATAGGGCGTTAATGTCAAAAGCAGGGATTGCTGCTCTTGCTGCTTCTTCTTGTGTCACGCGTACACCCGTCGCAGTGTTGTATATATTCCCCTGCATATCGTGGGCGTACGTGCCCGAAGTGCCCGCTGTACTAGTTGATAACGGATTTACGTTGGGGTCCCGTGGAGTGGTTGTAGTGTCGGTTGTTGTAGTGTTGGTTACCGGCTTGGTTGTACCACCTAAACCTGCTATTTCATCTTTAGTGCTTTGAGCGTTGAGGAACGTCTGGAGTTCCGTAGCATCTACTTCATTGCCAAATTGCGCAGTCCACGATGCTAAGCCGCTTGCGTCCGCTGGGCGCTTAAAATATGTAGTGTAAAGATCAGCAACCGTCATTGGTGCAGTTCCCGTAGTAGTAGTAGCGCCTCCGCCCGTAGTGTTAGTGTTAGTGTTAGTAACTACAGGATTGCTAGTTGCCGTATTACTAGCCGCAAGGGCGGCGGGGCTAATACCACCCGCATAAGTGGTTGCCGGTGCAGCGGCAGTAGCCGCCGAAGCCTTGAGCATTGCTTCCGCAGCGGTTTTATCGCCCGCTTTTAAAAGTTCTAGGGCTTGAGCCGCAGATGGCTTAGAAGTAGTAGCAGCGGCGGTATTAGTTGTTGCAGGGAGGTTAGCATTAATTGTCGCCGCAGTTACGGTTTGCCCAGCTTTATATGCTTTGTCAGCCGCAATTATTTGCGGAAGCGTAGCTGTTCCCGGAGCAAGCCCTAGCGCTTTTTCTACCGTTGCCGAAGCATCAGGCAGACTTTTAGTCGTAGTACCACCTGTAGCGTAACTTGCAATCCCACCTTGAGCGTAGCGAGCTACATTAGGTTCATAGTCCGGTTGTTCCGCGTCACTTGCAATACCACCCTCTGCCATACGACGGTTATACGCACTGCCATACACACCACTAGGCGCGGAAGGAGCAAGAGTAGGCTTAAAGTTAGGCGACAAGCCATAACCGGGTTTAAACGTACTGCGTTTCTGGCCTTGCTGCCCTTGGCCGCCCAGTGCTGAGATTGCTTGCGCACCCAGTGATAGCGGTGTGGCGTTCTTCATCATGAACTTCATGGCTTTTTCAATGCCAGCACCTAACGAGTCAATTCCACCTGTACCGGCCTCGGGAGCTTGGGTAATAGTTTCGGGTCGGTTATACCCGCCCTGTAACGCTTTTCTTTCCATTTCGTTCATATTCTGCAAACTACCCGCATCCGGTGAAAACGACGTTGTATTCGTGTTGCCAATGTACTTATTTGCGGGCAGTGTTGGGTCAGAGAAAATATTTTGGTTATACGCGTTTGCGGGGTTAGCAAGTGGTGATGGGCCCTCTATTGGGAGATTTGTTGAATTTCCGGGAAACGCATTTAGAGGTAGCCCTTCTACAGACTGCCCCGCAATATTACCTTGCGCAATGCCTTCCGCACCCGGTGGAGGCCCGGCTTGCATTGCTTGCATAATGCCTTCCGAACCGGGGATAGGCCCAGTGGAAGAAGGAACACCAGCCGTAATCATAGGTATCGTATTCGCAGCGGTTTCGGCAACAGGTGCTGCTGTAGCCCCGGGGAATTGCCCAGCTTTCATCGCTCCACTAATCGTTTCAAGCATCGTAGGCGCAGTAGTAGCAGCGGTTTGGGCAGCGGCAGTGGCAGCGGCAGCGGCGGCAGCGGCTTCGGCAGCAGTAACAGCGGCGGCGGCACTAGACGCAGCACCCGCTCCCTCCATCATTGTTGCGAGGGATGCTATAGTCGCAGGGTCAAAATAGAGCCGAACTCCGTCGCGGGAGTAACCGTTGAATTTATTTGGAATCATCATAAGTAGTTACTCCTGTTGCATTTAAGCCAGATTTTACCGTCTTTTTCATTTACTTTAACAAACCCTAAGCGTTCGCAAAACTTTACCCCTGCCTTGTTATCCGCATTGATTAGAGTTACTGCGCAGCCATACTTAGCAATTAGTTCGTTTAGCGTCTTCTTGATATGGGATTTAATTGAAGCCCGAGGCTTGCGCCCATACCCCACATGTAATTCGTTACCCTTAGCTATTACCCCGCCAATTACTTCCCCCTGCTCAACTAGCGGGGTTACATCCCAATCTTTTACCGCCGCAATAAACACATCTTGTTCGTAAGGCACCCGGTCTTTGATCGACGCGTAGACCATAACTACGGCCTGTTCTTTTGGCGTCACGGCTTACGGGGTAACAGTACCGACTGCGCCAGCACTACCTACGCCAATTAAACTTTGCGTTACTGTTGCACCAACTGATCCAACCGATCCTGAACCCGCTACGCCACCAGCAGGGGCACCCACTGCTCCAACCGAGCCAACTGCGCCTACCCCAGTAAGAAAAACCACGTTTGATGAGGTTTTAATTCTAAGCATCTCACTCCCTGCTTGAACCCCATCTTGCGTATCCCGATATACATCCCCTAAACGCAGCCTGTTAAAGTCCGCATCAGTTGGTAGCGTCCGTAAATCTAAGTTTAAACTGGCTAAATTTAACTGCTGAACAGCGTTAATCTCATTAAAGAACAACCGAATTACGTTGCTCAAGGCATTCATGTACGCTAAGTCGTACTGCGCCGGAGCCTGTGGAATATTCGGAGGAGTCCGATTCTGGAGCATTGGCACGGATTATCTCCTGCCGTCAGGTTTAATATCTATACGCGGTGCACCCAACTGCCATGTTGTTCCAATCTGATCTGAAGCAATCTTAAATATCATCTGCCGCCCACGGGCGCGAGTATAAATAATCCCTGTGTATTCTTCAGTAATGTTGTAAGTCGAACCTTTAACCACATTAGCCGCTGCGGGGTTTCCCGTTCCAGACCCAGAGTTTTGCATCGGGTATAGCGTCATAGCAACGGTAGGCGAAGTACCGGTTGAAGTCGAAACAGAGTTTTCAAACGTCAGGTCAGGCAGTATGCGCCACACGTATCCAAAGTTGTGCCCATCCCCAATATCAAACTCTGATGATGAGATGTAAGCCGCAAGAGCGGTTGAAGTACCAAGGTCATTGGCATCTACTCCGTCTTCATGTTGTACAAGTTCGTGGTTGTACGTTGCCGCAACAGGTAATGGCAACAAGCCAGAGTCTAACCAAGCGGTACGTCCTATGTTGCCGTAATACCAAACATTTTCCAAGTAGTTGTACACTACATAGCGGTCACTAACTAAACTATCGCTAGAACAATAGAACCACCAGATTTCGTTAAACCCTTCGTTAGTACCCGCATAAACTTGTTCGTTTTGTAATGGATTAAAATCACTAAATATATACCGGCGTAAGTCACAGTTAAGCGTTTGTACCCGACCATCGTATTTGTAAAACTTATCAACGCCCATCCAGTACACCGCACCAGAGGCAATCACCGCTGCATTAGGGCCGATAATAGATACGTTGTCCGCTAATAACTGCGCCGTCCAAACAAACGGAGGGCCTACATATTGGAGCGAATACAAAGAGGAATCCGTAAATACTATAATTTCTTGGCGCGATTGTACGGCGGTAATAATTTCAGAACCGTGAGATAACCTCAAACTACCTGCTTGGTTTGTTATTGCGGGAGACCATACATAAGGATTCTCTTGGTCTGACCAACGAATTAACATGGGGTCTAATGTGGTAGAACCATAATCATTCGTACCAAAGACCAGTAAAATCCGCGAAGAATCCGACACAATAATGTAATTTTGGAATATCGGCGTATCCGCATCCCCTGCGTTAACCAAATTGATCCCGCGTTGGGAAATAAATTGCAGTCCTGACTGACCACCAGACGTTGTAATGGGGAGGCCCCCAATAGTTGTGGATAAATTAAATGTACCCCCAGTTGAAGACACTACAAAGTACACCTGCCCAACCACTAGCCCGGTAGGCAACGCACCGGTAGAAGTAAAAGAAATTGTCGTACCGTTAGGGAATGAAAACCCGGCAGGTAGCGTAATAAGGCCCGGAGCAGCAATGCTAATCGTAACTTGAATTGGTAAGTACCCTACGTCAGCACTCCAATAATAGATACCCCCGCCACGGGGACCATAGATTAAATCTTCGCCAAAGTTTTGCTGGTTCCATAACTGGAGCGCGGTAGACGTAGTTTGTCCGTTACCCCATGTGCCCAACCCCCAACCACCGGCACCCCAGCCAACTAGCGGCACTTGATACTCAGGACCAGTATTTACTTCGTATTGCGTAACAACCGTACCGCCACCGGGGGAACCAGCAGCGTCTGTAGCGTTAGCAGTTGCGCTAACTGTAATAGTGTAATTGTCGTCGTCAATAAACGTAATTTGGAAAGTGCTCGTTAAAACGCCCGCCGTAATGTTGCCACCAAGCCCAACGATACCCGCGCCGCTATAAGTAACAAAATCTCCGGTTACGCAACCATGCGCTACCTCGGATACCGTAATAACGCTTGACCCGTTGGTCGCAGTAAATGGGTTGGTTAATGTAACAGTCTTACGAATTGGAGTAACGTCGTAATAAGCGTTACCTTTTAGAATATAGAATTTTAAATTAGTACCTACCCCAATTAAGTTTTCCGCAGCTAAAGTAATCCAATTCCATAATGAGCGGCACACGCCCAAAAACGTATCCGTAGAAAACGAAGTCCAGCCGCCAATCTTCTCAGGGTTGCCTTGACGAAAACGAATCTTATCGCACTCGTACCAGCCGCCCTCAGTGGTGTACCGCGTGTTCTCGCGGTTAACACCAGCTTTAAATATTATTTTCTGTAATGGCATTATTTACCCACTCAGGTACATTGCGCGTTCGTCTTTACGGCGGGTTTCTAGCCCCTTTTGGACTACACCACCTGCCATTCTATATAGCAGAAAAGCATCACTAGCGCCATCAAAATCGCCACGGTTGTGCTTAGTACGGATCGACGAACTTTGTAATCGGCCTAGTCCTGCATTAAATGCAAAACTGACAAGGCTGTTATACCGCCCTTGAGTAAGCCCATTAGGGCAAAGACGTAGAACGCCTCGTTCAAACCGGCGGAGATCATACGCAAGAATCTCATCCACTTCGGCATTCGTTAGCCCCCTGTCCCACTCCGCCGGACACTTTAATAAGCCCGCAGCTTTAGCTTCCTTGCGCTGAACAAGCGTCATTTCCAGATGTGCTTTCGGCGCTATCAGATGCCCCACCCCTGTCGTCCACAGCAGTACACTATCTAAGTAAGGCTTCTTCCTTACCCCTTCGTGGTATTTAAGCTCGTGTAGGGCGGTAAATTTCATTGTGGACACCGACGCTCAAAGTCTTGACGTTTCAATATTAGCTGGCTGTAACTTGTCTCTGGGTGGGCGTTGGAATACTCGCGCTGCGCCATCTCTACGCAATCTGCGTGCTTATCTGCACAACCAAACATATGGAACGCTATAAGAATACACAGCAGAACCAGTATTAATAGGCGTGTCATTTGCCAAACGCCCGGCCCCCGAAATGGAAGCTTATTATTGCGGCAAACAAGGCTTGCGTCTCGTCATCCCAAAGCTGATCTGCAAGGATGTCAAAAGATACATTATTATTAATGCCGTGAATATACAGACCGACATCAATGGCCACTAGCAGAAAAAAGAAGCCGAACGTGATAATCGGGCGCACACCAGCGCGGAGGTTCTTCATCCACTGGCTGGTGCCCTCGTTCAGGCTTGTGTCGTGGGCATAGATAGCCTGCATTTCAGCCTGCTGGGCACCCATTAAGGCTTGCTGGGTATCCGCAGAAGATTGGATTTTGATCTCATCGAGTTTTATTTCTTCTACTTTTGCTTGCCCTGCATAGCCTGCCGCAGCCAGTTGTAGCTCACGCTCAGTTTGCATGGCTGCTAACTTTAGCTCATGCCCTTTGTCTGCCCGATCTTGGAAGAAATCCAAAACCTTAGGCAACCCGCCCATCAGGAAACTTATCAGCGTAGAAAGTAATGTCAGCATCAGTGTTTACCTCGCTCTTCCATTAGTTTGATCCGAACTTGCAGGTCGTGAATATCTTTGTAGATTTCTTCTTTCATGGCATGGCGGCGCTCTGCACTTAACGGGCTGTCAGTTGGCACACCCTGCGACGTAATCAAAGCGGGCATCTGGCCTTCAATCTTTGTTAGGCGTTCAGAGAAACTACCTACCTGCCCAAGCAGCCAAACGATTGCGGATAAAGCGATGGGGATTATCGCCTTCATAATGTCTTGCATGTTCATTCATCACCCCCCTGTCTAAACATCCACCACAGTTACTCCGGTTGTTCAGGCCAAGTAATCGTCCAAGGGAAACCGTCTTGTGCCGTTACATCACGCAACGCCTGACGATACGTAGCCCACACAGTTTGATCTACCGGCGAGTCTATTACCTGTGTCCAATCGGACTCTTTTAGCTTTTCGTTACGGCTTGATCTAACTGACTTGGCTTGCTCCGCGTCTCTAGCGGCTTTGTATGCAGCCTCTTGTTCCGCCGCCGTTTGCGCTGGCTCAGTCTCAGTAGCAGGACGATCCGCAAAGATTGGGCCAAGGACGTACTTAGTGAACCACCGACCATCGACCTGCTCTACACTAGCAGCTTGCGAGTATTGGTACACGGTACCGCCGGTCGCTTGTGGGCCTTCAAAGACTACATCAGCACCCAAGGCTTCTAAAACCTCAGTTGTTGTTGTCTCCCATGTAGGGCCACCATTGGCTTTTGTGTACGCACGAAACTCACCTTCATACATTACCGCACCATTTGATCTGATTCGTACTTGCATGATCTTTCCTTTAAGCAAATTCTGGAAAAGAAAAGCCAGATTTATTATATCTAGCTCTCCACTCTACTGTTGATTTTGGTATGCCTAACGCGTCAGAAGCCGCTTTAGCAGTAACAAAATATCCTTTTGGCGTATTAACACCTCGTTGTTTATAATGGTTTCCCCCGCCAATAGCCAAACTTATTTTTGCCTTTACTTCAAGTCGGTGCATAGGGTTTAACTCTCCAACAGACCAAGGGTTCGGCTTACCAAACTTGGATTTTGATATTTTTTTGCGCGTTTCTTCAGACACAACTTTGCCCAAATTTCCAACCCTGACATTTTCCCGTCCAGTGCCGATAAACACATTTTCAACTTCATACGCACCAACATCGTTATGCCGACACATACAGAACTTGCTTGCGCCCCGACCTCTTTGCTCAAGTTCCCCTGAATCCGTCCACACAGCAAGCCATTGCTCAAAAGAAAGCAAAAACGGAATCCCACGGGCTAAAGCGTTTTGTTTTTGCATCTTATATCGCCCCATCAATGTTGATCTACGTTTTGCTAATGCCGCATTTCTTGCTGGCTTTTGGCACTCACGGCAAACTCGTCGATACAGTCCATTGTCTTTTCTAAACTCAAACTCTAATAACAACTTCTCAATTAAACATTTCGTACAAACTTGCATGGCGACTCCTTGTTAGGTTATCGCCAATTATACTATACGCTACGCCACAGCAAGGAAAATGTATGTACCACCTGAAGCATTTAACGCTGCCGGTGCTGCTGCGGTTACTTTAAAGCCTGTGGTGTCGGTGTCAACGTAATTGGTGCTGGTGACTTCAGCCGCTGTACTGTTGAGTAGCAAATACGGATCGTTACCTGACGTAATGCCACGCGCCGAGTCCCATACGTACCAATCACCAGTAGAGTCAGCGCGTTTAATAAGCACGAACCTCGCCCCGCTAGTAAACCCGCAAGCTACCGTCTGTAATGCGCCTGTGCCTGTGTAGCTGCCTACCTTAGAGACACCAGCGCAGGTTGCGAATAAGTAAGCGACGTAAGTGTTGCCGGATGAGTTTGTCCAAAGTCCTCCACCAGCCAATGTAAAAGTTGTTGTTGTTGGGACAGTTGCAGTCCAAAAATCAGCGTCTAGCCCTCCCGCAGCAAAATCAACATTTATATAAGGTGTTGATCTACCTGCGCCACCTATGTTTGTGCCTATTATGTTTTGTGAATACACAGGCCAATAAGCTGTTCCATTTCTTCTTTTTACAATTATTAACTCTGGAGCAACACCAAGATTGTGATTAACTGTTTGATTGGTGTCTAAGCCCGTATAGCAAACCACATCAAAGAAGCCGGGTGCGCGACGGAATAGATAATTTACGTAACTATTCCCAGATAAATTACCGCTTCCACCAAATGCAGTAGATGCAGGCCATTTAACCGCGTCATTTGCATCAAATTGCACAGTTTCTGTTTGCGTTATTTCCGCAACCGTATCAACAGGAGTTAAATAACGACCAGTTCCAACAAGCCTATTAACAAACGGGGTGTAAGTTCCACCACCTCTATTAAGCGTAAGAACTGCATCTGTAGATATTAATGATGTTGATACAGTCACTGCGCTTCCTGTTCCAGTTCTAGCAATTGGCGCAAACACAGTCGTACCCAACGTAGGCACTTTCATCGGGCCACGACGTATGGCTATGTAGATGTGTGTTTGTCCACCTGAACCCAATCCACGAATTTGTAATCCTGTAGCGGTTGGAATCCAAACACCACTTCCATTTGACACTTCAGCGCCTGATGTATTTGGTATTAGATACCTAGAATTTGTTACTGACATGTCTCGCATTATGTCAGATACATACCAATCGACTACACTGGTTGATTTAGTAATGACAAATTGTGGTTCATATCCAAGTGTCACATCAGCATTAGCACCGCCATCAGTAGTAAACGTCCCGCAGCTAATCACATTGTCCGTACCAGTAAGGCCAAAGCCTCCTGCGTCGTGGGCGAATAGGTAGGCTACGAATGTATCGCCTGAATAATTAGTTCCTGTCCACGTTCCAGTAGTAAATTGCGTAGATGTTGGGCTAGTATTATTCCAAAATGAAGTAGCAGTAACAGTAGCCGTAGTAGTATTAAGATAAAGTGCGCCAGTTGCGCCAATAGACCTATGGTAAACAATCCAATCTGTAGCTCTACTAATATTTTTTACCATAATACATCCCGGCACAGAGCCAAGATTGTGAGCTACTGTTCTGCCAGCAACTCCATCCCCCGTATAAGTCACAATATCAAAGAACTTAGGCTGTTCGCGGAATGTCCATGAGACGTAAGGATATGTGCTTGCATTTATACCGCTTCCACCTGCGGTTGATAATGAAAAGCCATCTGAATTAAAAGATGTAAGTCTGCTATCAGTTGCAGTTTCAGCATCAGTTAAATTAGATTGTAGTGCCTTACCAGCGCCTCTTACCGTATCGTATAAATAATGCCCATTACCAAAAGCTCCGTCACGGTATTTAATCCAAGTAAGCCCACCATCACCAGCTAAATCAATACCGTTGGTAATCGTCTGCGTAGAGCCATTACCGGTATAGAGATACGTAGAGAACATGTCCTCGATGTAGTTAACAGCAGTTGCCTGTGCAAACTCACCAAAGCCTTGGGCAGATGCAGCGCCACGGGTAGCTATTAAAGGCATGTTGTGTCCTTATGCAAACTTAGTTTGTGAAGTGAACACGGTAAAAGCCGCATTGCCCGTCTTGATAATCGTGTACATATAGACATCAACTGCACTTGCGTTACCCGCCGCATAGGCAGTACCGCCTTGGTATTTAGGTGTCACGCTGCTACCGTCAACCTGAACCGCACTGTTGTAATAAGCTGTAGCACCGTTGGTCACTAAGAAAGCCACAGTCACAGATTCACCAGTAGCCATCAAAGTATTAAGCGATGTACCGCTAGAGCCACGGAAGTTGACTGTGAAGTTACCCGAAGCGTTGGTCGTGTAGTACAACACGGCTTGAGTGGTTACGTCATAGGCAATTGTGCCTGTGGCCGCAGTAGCAGAAACTGTGGAAGTCTCCAATACATCGGCAATCTTTAAACCTGCAATGCTGGCCGTACCGATAACAGTCATTTTTTGGGCAACGGTCAAATTACCCGATGCGGCTGTTAGTGCGGTTGTACCAGCAGACTGTAGCGCCAATTCACCAGACGCATCACCGGTAATGATTGCCCCACCTGTTGAAGTATCCGCATTAATCGTTGTGGTCATGTCTTACTCCAGTGCTTGTATTTGTGCAGATAACGCAGTAAGTTGCGCCATCAGTTGTTCTTTGGTTGGTGCGGGTGGCGTTACCACTTCAGGTACAGGGCGGTTATCTACAAACTGACCGTTAACGTAGTCCCAATCAATGCCGCCGCTTGTTAGCTCAACCCAGCCTTGAGTAGTTGCGTAGTCTGCCTCGGCAACTACCGTATTGATTACTTTACCGTTTTCGATAATTGCGTAATTTGGCATAGTTGTTCCTTAGTATTCAAAAATTACTACACCAGCCGCGCCAGCACCACCGGCATAAGTGCCTGTACCACCAGCACCACCTGTTCCCACAGTGACAGTTAAAGTATTTCCCGGCGTAAGTCCGGTAAAGTATTTAATTGACGCACCACCACCACTGCCACCATTACCTATCGAACCTGAAGCAACAGAGCCACCGCCGCCGCCACCATAAAGATTTCCATTATTACCTGGATCACCAGCCTGACTATATTTTCCGCTTCCGCCAAATATTGATCCTCCACCAACGCCGCCTTTATTAGTTGCATTGAATTGCCCAGAACTTCCCGTAATGTTTAACTGCCCGCCGCTACCTACACCGCCATCAGTTGGTTGTGATCCAGAACTTGCTGTTCCCCCTCCACCTGTAGCAGATATGGTTGTTATTGTTTGAGTTCCTGAAGCAACGCTACTTGTACCCCCTGTAGCCCCGTCAGTTGACCCGTTAGCATTGCCGCCACCGCCACCACCACCAACAACAGTAATTTTAAGTGTGGTGATGCCTGTCGGGATAGTGAATGTTCCCGATGATGTTGAGACAGACATTGTTGTAAAGCCACCGCCCGGAGTAACCCACGTAGGCGCAGCGCCCCCGGCCGAGGTCAATACCTGTCCAGAAGTACCTGCCGCGCTAAATGCAAGCTCAGTCCCATCTCCGTAGCCTACGCCACCTAGCGTTGGGGTGTTTGTACCATCTAAAATTAAGGCCATCGTTTACTCCAGTGATTGTATTTTAGCCGTTAAGGCTTGTAGCTCTGCAAGCAGTTGTTCTTTGGTTGGGGCGGCTGTTGAGTTTATTTTTGTTTGGTCTACAGTAATAGTTGTTTTATCTGGCGACAACACCCAAGCGTTTCTATATGTTCTATCTGTTGGTATAACAGACTCATCTAAAACAACATAATTAACAGCTTCTAGCGGCAGCTTTGAAATTGCCCTTTGCAGAGCTTGTTCTTCCGTAATATTTTCGCGCTCTGGCATTGTGTTAATTACAGGAGTAACAATAACAACGCCACCATGTTGATTTGTATACACAATACGGCTCATGATTGATCTCCAAAAGCAGCAAAAAAGTAATTAACCGGGTCTACCTGCCCGCTTGTGCTAAAACAATTGCCTGTAAAACTGCCCGCCGCTGGGCTAAAAATAGTTAAAAATCGTGCTTGACCTAACTCAGCCGTAGAAGCAGAGCCTACTACGGAATAGTCAGCACTTGAAAAAGAAGTAGTAAGAGTAACTGTAACGCGCCCTGTTCCATCATCACTTATAGATGTAACATTCAATGAAGCGTTAATTGTTCCCGCCGCATCACATTTTAACCACATCTTAGCTACGCCGGGATTCCACTTTAGGCTTAATGGTGTTGCAAAAACCGTGTTGGATGATGCAGCCTCCATTTGCGCTTGGGTAGCGGCGGTTGCACTAGCAGGGGTTGTCCACGTAGGCGCAGAGCCTGTACCCGCTGATGTCAGCACCTGCCCGCTAGTCCCGTAGCCCGGCGTAGAGCCAACACCAATAGAGCCGTTTGCGGCTAAAGTAACAGAAGGCGTTGTGCCGTTTACTTGTAGTTGCAATACCCCTGTCGTATCGCCAGTGTTAACTAGCGCGGTGCCTGATGCTATACCTGCTGAAATTGAACTCATCTCTTATCCTCTTATAAAACAACCCAGCGTTGGCCGGAAGAAACAGTAACAGCGTAACCGCTAGAAATAGTGATTGGGCCAACACTCATGCCATTTGTACCAGAAGCAATTGTATAACTAGCAGCTATTACGTCGTTGTTAATCAGGATACCGCCACCCGCACCTGAACTACCGCCGGTAGCGGCGATGGTCTGGTTAGGCCATGTGCCAGTTATAGTGACATTTGAACCCGCTACTAGTGCTGGAGTAGCAGTAGCAGTACCACCATTTGCTATGGGAAGAAGCCCCGTTACATTCGTAGCTAAATTTACAAAAGTTGTAGATGTTGTACCAGTACCACCATTGGCAATGGGGAGCGTCCCTGTTACATTAGTCGTTAAGTTAGTAAACGTAGTGGACGTAGTACCAGTACCACCATTGGCAATGGGAAGCGTCCCTGTTACGTCAGAAGAATTAAGGTTGATCGGACCGCCCGTAATTTTGACAAAATCAGAGCCATTCCAAGCAATCAACGCCTTATAACCCGAAGTAATAGTAATGCCGACCGTAGGGCCAGCGCCACGAACCACAATGGTGCCAGTACCGGCATTGATAACCACATAGGCTTTGCTCTGTGCCGGAGCCGTAATGTTTCGGGTGGTAGCGCCGTTACTGGCGGTCCACAAAATTACTGCGTTACGTGCTTGATTGTCTGCACCATTTGTTGTCGTTAACGTGACATCTGCGTTTGCTGAAAGTGTGACCGTACCTGCTACAGCATCATCAAGCAAGTCAGTAATTGCGGTATTAACCGTTGTACCCCACGTACCGGACAAATCGCCGGTTGTTGGCAGTGCTAGGCCAAGTAGGGGAGTAAAATTTGTAACTGCCATGTTATTTCCTTAGAGAACAACCCAGCGTTGACCACTACCAACCGTAAACGATGAGCCGGAACTTATAGTTACTGGGCCTACCGACATACCGCTTTTACCCGTTGTCATAGTATATGCGCCTGTTAACGTCGTGTAGTTTTCTACTACTACACCATCTCCATTAGCAAACGCTGCTAGTTCTGCGGGGTAAGCTACGAATACATCTTTAGTACCCGCAGAAAAATTAACCAAACTCCCGCTATTACTAGAAGATAATACGGTCGTGCGAGATAGGACGGTGCCAGAAGAAGTATATGTACCAACCCCAACTTCCCACTCAGTACCTGTTTGGGCAACAATAGTGTAGTACGTACTGTTACTGTTTCCAATAGCAGAAAAACTTTGAAACCCTGTAGCCGCGCCAAGCAGAGTCACCGTACCTGTACCCGTTGTGGTGGTAGTTTCCTTAACCCGGTCTTTTACGACGAATGCCATATTATGTCCTTACACCGTCATTGCGACATTTTGCCAATTTGGCGTTTCGCTGTTATCTATGAGCGACCAATAGAATTTACCTACTGTCCCAACTTGACCACTAGCTTGCACCCCTGTTATGGCTACCGTACGGCTAACCCCCACTGATCCTACAGCACCTGTAGCTTGTACACCGTTTTCAGTTGGGTTGTTAGTTTCTGTAACATTACCTACTGCACCCGCAGCCTCAACTCCAGTTAAAGCAATAGTCTGGCTAAGTGCTACTACGCCTACCGCGCCCGATGCCTCAACGCCGCTAAGTGTAGCCCCATAAGTAATTACCGCAGTAAGAGTACCTACATCACCAGAGCCTTGCGCCCCATTTAGCCCAATAGCCTGTTCACTTATTACCGTACCTACATTACCAGTAGCTACAACTCCAGTTTCTGTTGGAGAATTTGTCTCTGTTACTGTACCAACTTCGCCGTTGGCTTCAACACCTGCCAGCGTTAATGCGCGTTCCCCAACTATAACTGTGCCTACCGCGCCTGTTGCTTCAACACCAGACAACGCTGCAAAATAGTTTTGTGAATCTATTACTGTGCCGACTGCGCCTGTAGCCTCAACACCTGTCAGTGCTAATGAGCGTTCTCCAACTGTGATCGTACCTACCGCGCCAGCAGCTTCAACACCTGTAAGCGCAACGGAACTAACCGCCGTAACTGTACCTACCGCGCCAGATGCCTGAACGCCGGTAATAACAACGACTACCGTCTGCCCCGCAAGTGAGGCAAACGGCGCTTCAGCAAAAGCGGCTATTCCGAACATGGCTACCCTAGCGAGTTACCCCGCTAGTCCTATTAGGTTGTAGCCAGACGGATGAGTGCAGTTGTTGTAGCGTTAGCTGGCATCGTCAACGTAAACGTACCCGCAGTAATAGTCTGCGAACCGAACGTATGGATACTCACAGCAGGGTATGCGCCGCCAGTACCTTGCGTAAAGTTATAGACCATCACAGCATCAAACGCAGTAGCCAAAGTTACTGTTGTGTACGTAATGCTTGCCGAGGGAGTCCAGAAAGCCACGCCCGCAGTCACAGAGCTATTTGTTGCTGTTGGCGGAGTTGCGTTAGTAATAGCCACACCACCTGCGGTATAGCCTGTACCAGACACTTCGCCCACCATAGTAGTTGCGCCCACCGTGCCAGTGTAATCCGCAGAAGACGCATTAAATGTGCCGCTTGCTAATAGCAGTGCGCCGTAATAAACATCTGCGCCAGTACCAGCACGAACTACGCCTACGCCAAAATTGTGTGTACCCGTCATGAGCTTACCCATGAACGAAGTTGACATTGCCTGTGTATTTGCCATGATATTTCCTTATGCGAAAGAGGCTGCTTCAGCGGCAAACGTTACCGCTTTTTTTAATTGAACATGGGCAGAACGATGTACCAGTTCGCCATCTAACCAATACTCTACCCACGTAGTGTATTCGTTTTCGTTATCGACATTACCCTCGCGCTTCTCCAGCAAGGATTCGTCCATTTCACCTTTAGTCGTCGTAATCAATTTGAACTCCTGATAATGGCAGATGTGGCTGTGTTGGTAGGTGGCGTAACTATAAAATCAGCAGATGTTTTGTCAGACCCAAAATCTAGTACCGCAATCGACTTATTGCCTTTTGACGCATTGTAAATTAACGCGCCCCGCGCCGTAACAGAAGCATTGAAATCAACGGCATTGAAGCTAACATACGCAGTATACCCAGATGAGTTAATTGTTACACCAGTTAATAAGACCCCACCGGCAGTATAGCCCCCACCAGTAACCTCACCACTTGTTGTGTAAATCAAAGTATCTTGGTTAAGATCTGCGGTTGCAACATACAGCGCCATATAAAGATTGTCAGTAAGAAGGTTATGCGTTGCTTCGTACAGTTGCTTCTTAAAGCTAGTAGTTTGAGTTTGATTAATCGCCATATCAAGTCACCGCCTGTCTGTACTGACCTGAACGGTAAGCGTCTTGACGCTCCATACCATCGCCCAGACGTTTAGCCAGCGCCAAAGCCTCTTTGTACTTACCGTCATACAACGCAAGTAAGTCAGTCTCACCCTTCATAAACGTATAGGCTTCAACCAACGATCCGTATAACAGTACAGAATCAAAGTTGTCACCCAACCATGACGTGTTAGCAGTTGTGATTGACTCAGGGTAATAATAGAAATGTAGCTCTGCTGTGTATGCACTATTTGGCGTTGGGCCAAGAATAAACGTCAACTCATTAGTAATCGCACTTCCCACAATAGCTGGACCAAATAACGCATAGTACGCAGGTAACCCTGTATCAGTAGGAGTAGGGTAAGACTCACGAATAAAGTTAACGTCCTTGTTCAACAAGAAAGTGTATGTTTCCGTAGCCAATCCGTAATTCTCAATAATCGCCAACGAGTACACAGCCAGAAAATCATTAGGCGCTTGTAGGTACTTATTACCCGACTGTAAACTACCAACCATGTTCTTACGAATAGACGGAAACTGAACCGAGTTGTAAATGCGTTGCTCCGCCTGCTGAATAAACCGATTGATTTGTTCAGTAGTTGTTTCGGTACCGCCGCCAGCCAGCGCTATATCCGGGAACTCGTTCTCGGTGTATGACTGAATTGACGCAACAAGTTCAGTGTAATTCATGGTTATGCCATTGGTCCACGAGCAATCGTGCCTTTAGTAGCACAGCCATTACCACGGGTTTTGATGCCAGTTGTCTTGACATCATCACGCCCCGGATCGCCCGCGCTTACACGCTGAACACTTGCACGAGGACCAAGCTGACGCGCATTTAGCATGTTTGGGTCAGTAGGTTTCTTCATCTTCATAGGACCTCCGGTCATTGAATGGGGCTTAGCGTACACAGCGGCTTGGCCTACTTCTTTGCCTTTAAGCTTTTGTGAAAACTTAGCCATATTAGCCACCTTTTTTGTACGTAAAGGAAGACTTCTTCTGGTTAGCAACTTTAGCCAGACCACGACCTAGCTGTTTCATTTGAATATTAGTCTTACCACCTTTAGCCATCTTAGTCATAGGCTTGCCGGGGTGCATTGCTGCTTCATGTTTGTGAACTGCTTTTTTTGCGTCCATTTTAAACTCCTCTAGGATACCGTTACTGTACCAACACTTGTTGTTGCTACTAAATAATTTGGCGTTAGGGCGGCGTCAAAACTACTTGCTCCACCAACGGGTGCCCAACCCCACTGAAATATCCGACTACCACCACTAGGATCACCAAAATCAGTATTCGTTGTAAGCTGCAAACCCGTGTAGCCCGCTTGCCGGTAGCTATTATCCCGTCTTGGCTCACGTACTGCTTGTGGATCATCTACCGGATACATACCTAACTGCAACTGCGGCTGGTCTGGTTCCCAGCACGTTGGGCATACGATAATACTAACCTGCTTAGTCTTAATCGTCAGCTTCTTTAATTCTTTCAGCTTATAGCGGAACCCACACCGGTCACACTCAGCGATTGCATTCTTGCCTGACGAGAACCTATTGCCCATGATTACGTAATAAACATCTGACGTGGCACCAAACGATCCGCAGCCTTCTCGCGGTCTTCACCCGCAGCTAACTCCCATGCCTCGTCGTACATTACTTTAAGCCCTTGGATACGAACAGGATCAGCGTTAGGTAGCTTCAGCGCCAACATGTAAGAAAGCCCCGTTACCAAGCAATTCTGGAAGCGGAATGGAATATCAATTACATTAATACCATTACCGGCGTCGTTAATACGCTTCATGCGCCAGTAGTAAAAAATATAGTACGGCTGCAATGAGGTACCTTGATCTGGTGCAGGCCATACATTAATCTGTGGATGCTTAGCTATTGCGGCTTCAGAACCTACCTTCTGCCCACTCTGGCGGTTAATCCACACCTGAATAGGGCGACCTTGCGCTAACTTGTTCGGGATCGTTGAGTAGGTAGATACACTGATTCGAGTGATGTTGAGGTCAGTTTGGTTAGGACCTTGTCCGGAATCAGTACGAATAACGTGCTCCACCAAATCCACGGTATCGTCAGGTAGATCATAGGTCGTTACTCCTTGCACCATGTTGACAGAGCCCTGCTCAATCGTCCACAGGTTGATACCACGGTTAGCCCACTCGCCCAGCAAGAAATTCAAGCTACGACGCGCCGTACGGAAGTCGTAACCCGTACGCAATTCCTGTCCGCAACGCTCAAACGCCTCTTCGAATATATCGTTGAGGGTCGGGTTAAACGCAGTCGTAGCTGTTGAATATGCCATTATCTGAACCCTGCTGTTTTCTTCGCAATGCCTTTGGGCTGCTTAACAAACTGCTTACCCGCTGCTTTCCCTGCCCGCTTTGCTTTCGTTGTGGCGGCATACTCTGACGGGGTGAGTGACTTGATAGCCGCTTCTGGCAGGTATCGTTCGCCTGTCTTTGACGACGGCTTGCCGCTCTTTGTTCGCCATTTCTGGTCGCCCCAATCTTTAAGCGACTTTTGCGGAGCTTTCATACTAATCCTTGTACCCGCCACCCGCCGCTTTATACTTCTTAGCAACGAGTTGTGCTTTGCGGGCTGACCACTGCCCTGCACCTGTGCCATGCGTTGCTGCGGCCTTTACCTGAGACACAATCTTCTTACGAAGACTAGGCTTAGTGTAGTTACCAGCAGCGTTAACTTTACCGCCTTCCGCGTACTGCGTAAAGTCAGTGTCGTCCCGACGGGCTGTTTTCTTCCCGCCGGGCATTTTGGAAGGGTTAATGTCACCCATACCGCGTGAGGGTCTCATCTCAGCACGTTTTTCCGCCGGATTTCATGGTAATCATTTTGCCTTTGGTCTTACCTTTAACAGCAACGCCATCTTTGCTAGGAGCAGCAGTTTTAACTTTGCCCATTGATGTCATACCGCCCATTGCCATCTTCTTTGCGGGAGCTTTTTTCTTCATCATTGCCATAAAACCGGGGTTCATTTTGGAAGCCATAGTATCTCCTGATTTAGTAAACTCTTTACCTACTTTTGTAGGCACACCTACTGTCTTAGCAAATTTAGGATTGTGGGCCACGGCTTGCATAAACCGTTCTTGCTTCTTTGAGACCGTAGGCATTATGCCCTCGTTTTACCACGAATTGCGCAACCATCTGCACGGGATGAAGCGGAGCCACCCTTTTTAAACCCAACGCGGCCCATGTTTTCTTTAACTTCCTTCTCACCAGCTTCTTGTTCTTTCTTCTGCTGCCGATCCGCCTTTTCCTGCGCGGCTTGGAGCTTCATCGATTCTTG